TTGAACTGGCTCCAAATATCATCTATCATTCTGTTGGCCGGAGCTCCGGTCAGTTCCCATACTCTAGGGATATCTTTAGCAAGACGCTTGATTCCCTTTGTGCGCTGTGAGTTGCGGCTCTTGTACAGGATGCTCTCGTCCAGTATAAGCAGATCAAACTTCTTAGCTATCAACGTTGGGATTGCTTTGGTAGCTGTCTCAGGATTGGTGATCACCCAGGTCATTTGACGTGGCTTGTCTTTCACTTCATCCAGACTAGCTTTCTTGCCGTGATAGATAATTATGTTGTAGTCTATGAAGCTAAATCCCCACTTCTCCAGCTCTGACTTCCACATATAAAGCAGGGATAGCGGGGCTACGACTAAGACACGTTTGATCTCTGTATACCTTAGACTGGAAGCTGTGATGCTGCACAGGGTCTTGCCGAGTCCTGGACTCAGGGAGAGCATAGAACGCTTTCGTGCGAGGAGGAAGCCTACGGCATCAAGCTGGAAATCGAAGAGAGGTAGTACATCTATCTTGTTGATGGGGACTACTTCACTAACTTGCTTGCGCCATCTTGCCACATCGCCAGCTAAGGATAACTGACCTAAGTTCTCCCGAAGCCAGTATAGAGCTTCTAGGCTGGTTGCCGCACGATAGCACTCACCGTATTTTGCATTTATGATCTTGAACCACATGCTACCCTCAAGGAGCTTTAGGGTAGGATTTTTGATACGAGGAATAAAAAACAGAAAATCCTGCGCTGTTTCAGGCAGGAAGATGATGCGGCCAATATCTTGCGATATGGCAGGAGCTGGTGATGACTGCTTTTCTAGCATTTGTTCGGAGCCTTTCTGGGCTGCTGTATAGCCTTACTTTGCTGTAAGGTGTATTGTGTAGTGTACCATAGCCCACGCAATAGCGCAAACCGCCATACACGCATATATAAGGTGCGCTAAAATGCTATATGCGGTGTATTGCTGCTTTACAATACCCATATTTTGTGGTACGCTATTTACAGCAAATCTTTTTAGAATTTAGAAGGGCTGGAGATTAATGGTTCCTCAATCTGAATATCTCGAAGAGGGATTGGTAATCTTATCTTTGCAGAACCAGCTAGGAAACATTGGCTTGTCTGCCGCTGAGTTGGGGCTGTCACGTGGCGAACTGATGGAGTATCTGGTGCGCCATCCAGCTGTCATGGAAACCCGTAAGCAGATACGGGAAGCCATTAAGGATACGGCAGAAGACCTTCTATTTGAAAAGATGAAGACTGATAACTCCCTTCTGATCTTCTATCTCCGCACGCAAGCAAAGGATCGTGGCTATGACACCAGTCACAGCAACGTCCTGAACAACAATGTGAATGTAAACGTAGATGCACGTTCTCTCATCGCTGCTATGCGAACCGGAATCAAGGCTATAGAGGCCAAAGAAGATGAAGAGAGTATCTCTGAAGAAGGGGACTTTTTCCCCATCTCAGAACTTCACGCTGACGGAACTGGAAGCTGAAGAGCTGGGAAAATGCTTCAACAGTCCTAGATACTTTATCCAGAACTATTGCTTCATCTACGATACGGTTGAGGGTGGTTGGGTTCCCTTCCAACTGTGGCCCGCTCAGGGTGCGGCCCTCGACATCATTCACAACAACCAACTATCTATAGTTCTCAAGGCTAGACAAATCGGTTTGACTTGGCTAGTCCTAGCATACGCTTTATGGTGTATGATCTTCAGACCTATAGCATCTATATTGATCTTTAGTAAGAGAGATATAGATGCTATCTATTTGTTGTCTGAAGATCGACTTCGTGGTATGTATGATAGGTTGCCGGAGTGGTTGCGGGGAGGACATTCTGTTTTTACGGACAATGCTCATGAGTGGAGCATGGAAAACGAAAGTACCGCTAGATCTTTCCCTACGTCTGCTGGAGACAGTTATACTGCTACTCTTGCTATTGTGGATGAAGCAGATCTTTCACCCGACCTCAACTCCTTGCTTCGTGCCGTCAAACCTACCATCGCAAATGGTGGGAAGATGATCTTGCTGAGTCGTGCAGATAAAGATAAACCTGTCTCCGACTTCAAGAAAATCTACATAGATGCTAAAGCTGGAAAGACTTCTTGGGCGCACATCTTCCTACCCTGGTACGTTCATCCTCGACGTACAGCAGAATGGTATGAGCGGGAGAAGGTAGATATTGAGAGCAGAACTGGTTCGTTGGATGATCTTTATGAGCAATATCCAGCTACAGATTCGGAAGCTCTGAAGCCACGCTCGCTGGATAAGCGCATCCCATACGAGTGGCTGGAAGCTGTCTATAGGGAAGAGGAAGGCGATGATGCTGTTGGCCTTCCAGGACTTGTGGTATTTACGAGGCCCGAAGATGGGCATCTGTACGTGATAGGTGGTGATCCGGCAGAAGGCAATCCCAATTCCGATGAAAGCTCTGCCACTGTCTTAGATCTTCATTCGGGTGAAGAAGTGGCTGTGCTTGCCGGAAAGATACAACCTAGTACATTCGGTGATTACCTACAGAAGCTCGCTGGTTTCTACAACTCTGCGTCGGTGCTGGTGGAACGTAACAATCATGGACATGCTGTGCTTTTGAAGTTGTCGGAAGATGGCTTTGAAGGTACGCTGAACGGTTTTGATGGCCGTCCTGGTTGGCACAATACGACGAAGGGTAAAGCTCTTTTGTACACGCACTGTACTAAGTGTATCGAGGAAGGTGACGTCACAATTCATTCCTTCCTCACGTATCAGCAACTTGCTTCCATCGTTGGTAGCACACTCAAGGCTCCGGAAAACGAACATGATGATAGAGCTACGAGCTTCGCACTCGCACAATGCGCTCGTCTGATACTGATGGGTGGTGAAGTTGCGATGTTCTCTGCCGCTGTGCAAGGACGCGGAGAGGCAGAAGCAAATTCAATACGACAACTGGAACCTTCTGCCGGAGGCATCACCGTCAAGAGGTTGGGTAGAACTTCCTACGTTAAAACCGTGAAGGTCATAAGAACATCTACGAGAGCTGTCAATGAGAGTTCAGGATCTTTGGCATAGATTCACTGAGATCTTCGATGATGTATCTAGGGATCTCGGTAGAAGCTTTTCTATAATTACCAGAAGAAGTAAGACAGTCTGGAAATCTCCAACCTATAGTTGGGGACGTTCAGACTATAACTTCTGGACAAGAGCTTACTACTGCAAGGTAGTAGGACTTGAAGTATCTGGTCTCTTCATCCGGCCCATCGTACACAAGATCCCAGCTTGGGTGTTGGGTTCTTTGCCGGAGTTTATTATGAAGAGCAAGATACGGCAAGCAAGGTTAGAAGATTGGTTTGCTGAGCATCATGAGGATCTTCTCCGCACTTTTGAGGGGAGTCTGAAGTGCGGGGATTCCTTCATCGTCATCAATAGTGATCTATCAGTGTCTCTGCTTCCTCCTGATACGGTAGATCCTATTGTTGATGAGAAGAATTATGGCTTGCGGATTGGGTGGCGGGTGAGGCAAGTCTTCCCCCACCCAGATGATGGGTCACGCAAGATGACAGTCACAGATGAATACTATGAAGATCGTAGAGTTCACACAGAAGAGTTCTCTGAGGGCCGTGTCGTTCGGCGTGTGTACCCTAATCTTATCGGTATCATCCCCATCATTCATGTAGCTAATCATCCAGGGGAAGGCGAACAATTTGGACACCCTGAAGCTGAGGCTCTCATAGATTTGTTGCACAGATATGGACAAATCTTGGAAGCCTCAGTGGAAGGGAACATCTTACAGGGCCGTCCAACCCCCGTTCTATCTTTTCAAACTGTTCAAGATCTTAATGCCTTCTGGCGTCGGTACGGCAACAAGAACGCATCTACGTTGCCAGATGGCTCCGTGCGGGAAAGTGAAAGCATTTCGATAGATATGTCAGATGTGCTGACGCTATCTGGTGCTTCCTTCTCGTACCAGAGTCCAGGTAGCTTTGCTGATGATGCTGAGAAGATCCTAGGATTGCTGTTCTATCTGATCATTGAGCATCTGGAAGTTCCAGAGTTCGTGTTTGGTAACGCAATAGAAGGAAGTAAGGCGTCGGCAGAAACGCAGATGCCTGTCTTTGAGGTGTTCATCACCGCACGTCAGAAGGCTTGCACACCCTGGATCTTGCAGGTGTGTGCCGTTGTTCAAGCCTATCAGAATGTGCTAAATCCTGGAGCTGGAAGTGGCGTCACTGATGTGCCATTGCTGCAATGGAAGAAGCTAACGCAGAACGGCAGAATGGTCTTGGATACCGTGAAGTGGGCGTATTCAGAATCCCTGCTAGACGAGAAGACAGCTCTGACAATGATCCCGCTAGATATTGCAGATCCAGTTGGCGTTTTGAAGCAAGCCAAGAAAGAGGCTGAGATCAAGCAGCAACAACAACTGGATAACATGGCGAATACGCTGAAGACGCAAAATGAAAACGCTCCTGCTCCCGTTAATAATAACGCTGGTGGAAAAGCTACTACGAAGGTAGGTGCTGGGATCGGAGCAGGGCAGAATGAAATGGATCCAGCTCTACAAGAAGAATTAGAGACTCTGATATAGTAATACTAGGAGATGAACATGACGATTTCTAAAGAGAATTACAAGTTAGAAAGCAGATTAGTGGAAATCCAAAATGATGTTGCCGAGATCAAGGCAAAGTTAGATGCTTTGGTTAAGAACAACATGAAGCCAGAAGATGTGAAGAACATTAAGCTACCGCCTCGTGAAGGGAAGCTCAATACACCATCTTCCACTCCCTATGCGATTAAGCCGCAGCCAAATCCCGAGAGTACCATCACTCCGCCTGTTGTCCTGCCGGAAGGTCAAACTACGGCACAAGCAGTCGCAGAAGTGCAGGAGAAGGTAGATCAGGCTACACTTCCTAATCCTCTGACTCCCGCTTCTACGCAGAGCGAGGAAAGCGCAAGAGCGCAAGCGCAGAAGGAAGCACAGCGTCAGCGTGAGTTGGGACAAGTTACTGCTCAGACCAACACATCACCATCACCTGCTGGAAAGTAGGTAGCTCATGGCTAATTTTGTAGGAGCGTTCCACGATCTAATGCTCTTTGCAGAACTTACTGGTGCTTTGCCGGAGGTTCCTATCTATGAAGATATAGATATTAAGGAGCTGACGAACGGAGAGCAGAACCCAGTGTTCATAACATTGCCTATTGGTCGGGCCGGAGCTATCTCTGGGAACAGGCGATATTATGATGAAGAGTTCGTTCAGGAGCTGGAACGGCAAGTCACAGCCAATAAGCCGATTGGATTGATGGGGCATCTTCCCACTGATCAGCGTGGATTTGCTTTCCCGACTGAAGCTGTCCACTGGATCGGTACTATGCGTGTGAACGAGTATCTCTTTGGGAAAGGGTATCTACCCGAAGGTGAAGCTCGCACTAGGATGCAACGCTATAAGGCTACCAACAAGAAGATAGCTACGAGCATCGACGCATCTGGGGAAGGTATATGGGATGAGAGCCGTAAAGCTCATCGCATGATCGCTGAAACTTTGAAGCTCAATCAGATAGATATAGCTCCGGCAGATCGTGCTGGGATTCCTGATCTATCTGCTGTGCCGTTGCTCACGGCTGAGATGGATGGAAATCCATTACTGGTCACGTCAAATGTGTATACAGTTGTAGGGGAGAAGAAGAAAATGACTGAAGAAGAGAAGGCTCAAGCAATCCGTGAATTGCGAAGCTCTGATGCGGCTGCTTTGCCGAAGGATGTACGTGACGCCATTATCCTAGAATATGCTACAGAGATGAAGACTGTTCTTGGTTTGGATGGCGATATCGTAGAAGCTGTGCGTAAGATAAGAGATCGCGATGAGGCTCGTGAGAAAGCTGCAATCACGGCACGCATTACAGAACTGGCTTCTACTGGCGACAAGGCTGTCAAGCTAGAAGCTGTGCGTGAGATGGTTGTGGAGCTGGTCACGGCACGCAATCCTAAGACGGTGGCAGAAGTAGATACCATCTATGGGGAAGTAGTTGAGAAAGATTCTGTGAAGAAAGCCTTGCAGATGACTGTGCAAGAAACTATGGGGCCAAATCAAACTTCCCCAATCCAGAAGCAAACTACAGCTAAACCAGGAACAGTTCCCAGCATGAAGGGTAATTGGTTTGTTGTAACAGAAGTTAAGGAATAAAGTTTAATCTGTAGTCTAGTTCACTAGAAAATAAGAGGAGAACCATAATGGCTTCTGGAGATAAGACATATTTCGACAATGATGCTAAATCAGTAAACGTCACGCTCACTGCTGCCGTTGCGAAAGATAAGCTCTGCGTCGTGCAAGGATGGGTGGGAATTGCGTCATCTGATGGGGCAATCGGTGAAACTATTGCGCTGGTCTGCGATGATCGTGCCTATCAGTTCACTGTTCCTGCGGGGCTTGCCGTAGCGAAGGGTGCTATCGTGTATCTGACGACAGCTACCGTCACAGGACATTACCCCGATGATGCTGCATATGTTCTAGCTCCTGGAGCTGGGATCATTGCGCTCTTCAAGGCAATGGAAGCGAAAGATGCGAATAACGTGGTAGTCGGGAAGATGTTAGCTTCCAATGCTTTGGCTTCCTAACTCAGAGCTATAATTCAAGAATAAGAATAAGAGGAGATAAGAAGATGACAGTAAAGTATTTGGGAGCTAGCACTAAGCCAGAACTTCCCTATATGCAGTTTGCTCCAGGATTCAATATGTCTGAGCATCTGAAGGAAGTTCATATGGGAAATCAAACAGTTCTGGAGTTTATCGGATCTGATGATTTCACTTCTGATTGGTATCAGCGGATTCGCTATGAGGTTGATGCTGGCCGTATCCGTGTTCCCACTCTTTATGAACCTATCTATGATATCATCACAGATGCTTCCTTGCCGGAAACCCAAGTTATTAAGAATTGGGGGCCAGGAGGCTTTGTCTTCGAGGAAATCTTCGAAGGTGGTGAAGTAAAGTTCGGGCATGTTGTTTCGGCACAGGCATCTGTATCACAGCGTCAGTTTGGTGTGGGTCTTGAATACACCAAGAAGCTGATGATGTTCAATCAGCTCTGGCAGATTGCCCGTATTGAGCGTGCAGTTGGTGAAGGTCATAATGCACTTCTTAATCACCTGCATCTTTCACCAATCTTGAACTTCACCTACACGGCAGCGAACCAGACTCCAGCCGTCACGTCGGGTGTTACCACCACAGAAGATTGGTTCTTGACTTTAGAATCTGCTATTGTATCTGCAATGACAGATACAGCCAATCCTCGCAATGGCCCTTACGTCTTATTGTGCCATCCTGCTCAGATGTTCATGGTTCAACGTGCGCTCTCACGTGTTCCGCAAGAAGGATTTGCGTTGGATTCTTCAGCTCTCCAATCTATTTCTGCTGTGATTGGATATACGGGTTGGACAGGCGTTCGAGGCAAGAAGACAGTGACCTATCCTGGCGTCACGCTTGGAAAAGGCTATCTCATCAATACAGCTTATAAATCTGAAGATTTCCTTAGCTTGGTGAAGCAACCACTGGAATCAGCGCAAGGCAATGCTGATGTCTCACGCTTCATCATGGATCAGATTGTATGGGACGTGTGGTTGGGTATCTACGCCAACGTCATCCGAGCTGTCGAAGAAATCACTTGGCCGTAAGAGGGTTAGGGTATCATGCCTACTCAGACAGAACGTGAGAGGCTAAGACTAGATCTTGGCTTTGCTAAAGATGATATACTTAGCCTCCCAGATGTA